TTGTTGTGTTCCTCGATGAGTTGGGATCTGCTCGCGCCGAGATGGATAATGATAATCAGATTATGCAAAACATTACCTCGCTTATTGGCGAGTCTGAATATTATATCAATCGCGCAGATATTTCTGATAAAGGTAAGGATCTTTACAAACCTTTTCTTAATTTTCTAATGACTAATCACTTGACCAATTTTGGTGTTGGTGATTATATCTTCATCATTGACGCTTTTGCCCGTCGTATTCACGCGTATATTCGCGTTGACATTAAAGACGAATTTCGTTATGACATGGTCGATGGCAAGCGTCCAGAAGGTGTTGATCCTTGCAAATTACCTGATGATGGTGATCGTATGCAAGCGTGTACTTTCAGTGTTTACCGGTCGTCTTCGACAAATGTCGAGGGTAACTGTGTTTTATCTGAAGTAGACTTTGCCACGGCTAACGACTACATTCTTGAGCTTGCGCAGAAGCACAGCAGCAAGAAAGATATGCTCGGAACCACACACGATTATTTAGATCAAGCTTTTTGCCCTCATGGATATATGAACAAGAGTCGTTGTCCTGAGTGCAGTCAAGTTTCAGCATTTGTTCCCACTAGTGCAGTCGTCAATTTGACGCGCGCGTCTGATCATTACACTTATGTTCAGCGTATTGGCAACGTTTTGCTTGATCTTTATCCATTATTTTTCTTCTTATTGATGACTTTTTTCTGTTGGTTTTCTGGTTTCTTTACTGAATACCAGGGGCGACTTCACAAGTACTACAAGAAGCGTACCCGCATTGCTTTTCAAGCTTTGCAGGATGCGAAGACTGTTACGGAACGTGTTGAGGCCATTTTGGACCGATATGAAAAGGCTCGCAGGGAGCTACTTAACTTTAAAACATACGGCACGTATGCTGTTATTATGGCAGTTGTTGCTGGAGTTAGTTTTGCTTCTTACCAGTCCGTGAAGAAGCCGGCCAAAGTACAGGGTCCTCCTGTTATGGTTGGCACAGCTGATATTGCAGCCCTTCAAGGCGAGAAACCGAAAGGTGATATTCGCCCTAATGTTTGGGATGTTGATGATGGCTTTATTCAGCCTGGCAAGAAAGCTTGCTCGCCTCATGATACCGCTTTAAAGAGAGTTTCTAGGAACACTATCAAAGTTTCCATTCACAGTTCTGAAATCGAACAGATCTGCACTACCCACCTTACTGGTTTATGTGACCAGTACGCTGTGGGAGTTTGGCATTCATTGAAGTTGTTTCAGCACAAAGATGCTACTCTTAGCGTTCTACACTATAACACCTCGGAAGAGAAGACTACAGTGTCTAAGAAATTTACCATGAGAGGCGGCCCTCGTAATGTTGTTCGTATTGGTCCTGACTTGGCCATCGTTCGTTTGTCGGACGTTAGTGCCTTTAAGGACATTCGCGAGCACATTCCCGAGAAGGCACAATACACCGGATCAGGAGCAAATTTACGCTCCGGGTACAACACCTATATTCAAAATGGCGCTCCATATGCGAAGCGACAGATTGGCTTTCAGGGTATTAATCAACAGGTTACATATCCCGACGGCTTTGGCGGTACGGTTAGTCCGTTCTGCTTTGTAGGTGAGCACCCGGATGTCCATCATGGACATTGCGGAAGCTCATTGATGGCTAAATTCGGAGCCAATTTGCATTTATGCGGCATTAATGTCTGTGCGTCTTTCGCTTCAGGGCTTGCTGCCTTTCACGTTATTGACCAATGTATGGTCCGTGAAGGCATTCAGCAGCTCCAGAAGATGACGAAGATATACGTCGCTAAGAGTGCAGTTGGCTATGATGAATCGCCACAATTTGCAGCTACCATGAATGCAGTGCGTCAGCCTAATAGGCGTGATCATGCATATTGGTTGCCGCAGGATGAGCGTGGCACTTTAAGGAACTACGGATCTATTGAAGTGTCAGGAGTGAAGCGTACCAGCAGCGTTATTGAGTACCCACAGAAGGAGGAGCTTTTTGAGCAACTTCCTAGTGAGTATCATCATGACTTGATAAGACCCCGTTTTGATGGTCGAATTAAGGACGATGGCAATTACGTTTCTCCGGAGCGTAACGCTTTATCCGATTTGAAACAACAGGTTACTGGAGTCGATTCTGACATTTTAGAGTTAGCTGTCCAAGATTTTACGGACAAACTATGTACTATTAAGTCGTTTGAAGAGTCTGACAGGCTTTGGGATCTGGACACATGTATTAACGGTGTACCAGGGACTGAAGCCAAGCCCATGCCAAAATCTACCTCGGCTGGGTTTCCAGATGGCGGGAAGAAATACGAGCATTTAGTGCCCGACCCCGAATCTTCCAAGCCTGAGGGATGGAAGCTGACCCCTGAATTACAGCAGCAGTACGACGAAATGTTGGAACGCGCTTCAGACGGACAGCGTAACGGTATTGTTTTCAAAACTTGTCCCAAAGACGAGCCTCGCGCTCGGGAAAAGGTTGCTGAACGTAAGATCCGTTTATTCACTCTAGGCCCTATGTGCTTTTACCTACTTTGTAGGCAAGCATTTGGAGCTTGGATGACCATCTATACTAGAAATTTTAATGTTAGCGAGACGTCTGGTGGAGTAAATCCCTTTTCGAAAGATTGGGGATTGATCTACAAGCGTCTTGCCAAACATCCAAGACTAGCTAATGGCGATTTCAGTAAGTATGATAAGTACTTGAGTATTCAAATGCTCATGGCCGCTTTTACTGTCATCATCAATGTTAAGGAACGCTCTGGCGAAGTCTCGACTGAATATAAGAATATGATGTTGAGCGTCGCTAGTGATATTGCGAACCCATTGGTGTTGATGGACACTTGCCTACTGGAAATTTGCGGATCATTGAGCTCTGGCGTGTTACTCACTTTTATTTTGAATGACATTGTCAACTCGTTGTACATCCGTATGGCTTATTTCACGAATTACCGTGCCGTTCATGGCACCTTGAATGGAGTTCGTGAGTCTTTTAGAGATAACGTTGAGTTTTGTTCGTTGGGAGACGACAATACTTATAGTTTCTCTACTGAAGTGGAGCCCTGGTTTAACTTTCAGACCGTGCAGAAATATTTTGCATCTATTGGTTTGAAGTATACACCAGCGGACAAATCTGATACTACATACAGGTCTGTCCCCGTTTCAGAAGCCACCATTGGAAAACGTCGTTGGGTATTTGACAGCGAGACCGACTTATGGTTGTGTCCCATTGAAAAGCCGTCCGTCATGAAAACTCTAACAATTGGCATTGAGTCCAAAGAGTTGACGCGGCAGGAGCACGACGAGGCGTGTCTTGAGTCAGCGGTCATTGAGTTATCTCAATATGGCCGTCAAGAATTTGATAAAGTCGTTCTTGTACTCAAAGGCGTTTTTCCGGAATTTAAGTTTCACACCTATGATTATTATATTACCAAGCAAATGGATTCTTCGGAGGGTATTACCCCGTGGATATTGAAGGCTTACAAACTTGAATGTGACGACTTTGTTCCGACTAGTTATTTTTCCACACACATTGACTAAGCTTTGATGTCAGCTGTATAGCGCGCCAATAAGCTCGCATTGTAGATCATGTAAATATGTAAATAAACTTACGGTATAATGTATTATGCAAAGCACAGTGTGG